TCTGGCACCCTCGCAACATTAAATATTTTGACGTTTGAATCCGGGTTCCCATTTAATACCTGGAAGTTTTTGGCTGGATCCAAACAAAAACTTTTCAGCCTGACAAAATGCCGGATTATCACTTTGAAACCATCACCCAACGGGGCAACCTTTTCCTGTTTGTAGTAATGTGAATAATCATGCATGTCAACACCCAATAAAACAACTTTGCTGGCTTTCATCAAATATGCAAGGTTGATGGCCGCCATGATGCTGGTATAACCGAAAAACAACCCTTGTTCCCAATCGGTTGAAATGATCGGGTCCAGGACACCTGGGCAATATCTTTTGAATGGTTTGCATATTCCACCTGTTTCAATATCGTCAGGGCAAAACTTTCCGGTTGCTTTGCTTTCAATGATCAATTTTTTGTTGGCTTGCCAGGTTTCTTTGTCAAGAAACAATAGATAATCAGGGTCAAATATTTCAGGGATCCGGTTGACTCCAATTGTTACAAACCCATCCAGGCGGGTGAAATCAAAATCTTTAAGGCTCTGACCGTTGCCAAGGGCAACTATTGTTTCACCATCATGCCTGGGAATTGTCCCGGCATCCATTCTGTCACTTCTTTTTTGCGGATGCTTTACGGACAGCCTTTTTCTTGACAACAACCGGATCCGCCTTGGCGGCCCCAATTGTTGTGGCATTTGTGTTGCCATGTTTCATGGCTTTATTAAGGTCCGGCAACTGGATTCCATCAGGCAATTCACCTTCGATCAAAAGGGTGCCAGCCGGGGCAATTTCACCCCTGATGTTTGTATCTTTGGTTATATGGATTTGAACCTTGGGCATGTTTCCCCCTTTAAGGTAAAAACCGCCCAGGCGGATGGACCGCCTGGGGGTTTATATATTAAATACTAACTGAATGTTGACTTGGTTGCATATTGCCAAAAACCGTAACCGGCCGCCCGTCTGGACTCAACACCAAACAATTGTTCATCTTGTTTGAATTCGTGATCCGATCCGGCCCCAAGGACTTTCATAACAACCGCTTTTTCCTCTTGGATAATAAATGGCTTGCTTGGTGCATCCAGGCGGAAAAGGCAAAAATTTGTGGTCCAGGCCAATCTTGGGTTGACCGCAACCGTCACGTTGAACGCACTTGATTTCAGCGGATTGTCACGGGTTCCAGATCCGGTGTCAAGCAGATTGTTGCTTACTGCCTGTTGGGCTGATGCCCATAATGGGACCGGGACCATTACAAGAAATTCCTGGGCCGTTTCATTTATCGGCTCGCCCTGGTCATCCTTATAACCATACATATAACCAATCACGCCCAGAATTGCCTTGGCAAATTCGTCAGGGGTTGGGCTTGCGGCCGTTGTAACATCCAGGGCCGTGACTTCTGATGCTGTCAATAGATTTATCAGGGCCCCTGAATCGCCAGATTCATGGTCTGTGTCAAAAAAGTATTGCCCATCATATGCCAGGCCCGTTTCCCCGTCACTGATCAGGGTTGAAACAAGGGTTGCCCAATGTGATTGGGTCCTGGTTGCCAATTCACCAATACGCAAATCAACCTGGCCGGTCTTGTCACGTTCAAGATCTTCATTAGTGAAATTTATGGTTGCTTCATACTTGACATTGGATATTTCAAGGCCATCTTCCCGCAATGACTTGATCAGGCGGCCATCTTTCCATTCACGAAATGCCGGCACCTGGCCCAACCATTTATATGTTTCCGTTTTCTGGTCAGACTCAAAATCCATTGCCAGGCCAGGAATCCAGGTCAGGCCCGTTGCTTGTTCTAAGGCGGCATAAAACTTGCCCATAACGCCCTTGGCTGTAATACCACTGTATTTCTGTCCCATTTTTTTAAACCTCCAAGTTTATTTTATGGAATTAGTTTTTGCCTATATTAACGGCTTAACCTCAACATGGACCCGCACTTTGCCGGCCGCACCTGTCCCGCTGGTTGCCTGTGTTACCTTGGCATAAATGCCCTTGCCGGCCGCAATGGTTTTCCATGCGGTTCCGGTTGCGGTTGATTGAATTTGCCATCCCAGGATATAATCACCAATTGCATCAGCCGCACCGTCAGTAGGTGTCAGGGTAAACAGCGCACTGTCATCACTATCATAAACGGTGATGATTCCCTGGTCTTCTGACCCACCAGCCATTGCTTCTGTAATGATTCCGGCACCGCTCATCAACACCATGCCAAATTTATTGTCGGCCGCATTTAAAATTTGATGCTCGGCTGTATCAATTGTGGTTTGGCAATCAAGTTCTGGAACATATGTATCAATTTCCATTTCGGTATCATATTCCATGATACCATACCCTGTGGCAATAAATCTGACTACCTTGCCAACCAAAAGGGCCGCATTTCTGGCCAGGGTGATGACATTATCATCTGTGGCATAAATCTTTTTGCCAACATCGGTAATGGCCAGGCCGGATAGATAGGATTTCAGCCTATATTTGCCGGTGTAAACCTGGATGTCAATTGCACCATCCGCACCATCTGTGTTGTCTGCCTTTGCATAGCAATGGCCAACAAATTTACCGGTGACTGCAAGTTGATCACCATAACCGGTTGCACTTTCGGAAACCATTGACCCTTCAAATACCACCGCACCGCTGGCGGCCGGAATGGCATTGAATTGAGAATCAAGGACCTTGTTTGGAACATTTTGCGTTAATGCTGTCATGCTTTTTATCTCCTATAAAAAAGACAGTAAATTATTTATATTTTTCCTCTTATCTGACCGTTTTTGTCTGCTTTTTCAAATGCCATGTATGCATTTCTATCATTTGAAAACTCTTTTCTGACCTTGGCGTTTTTGTCCCATGCCTTTTCAAGGTACTTTTCAAACTCATGTGCATCCATTTCATCTGTGTCCCGGTTTGATTCCCGTTCCGTTTCTTCATTGGGCCCGGGTGATGCCGGGGCCTGGTCCGTTAAAAGGTCCAGGGTCTTTGTTTTCAGGTCTTCAACGGCCAGGGAAACATTAATCCCATCCGCAACCAGTTTTTCTGTCATTTCGGACAGATTAACATTCCGGCCGGTTTCAAGTTCTTTGGCTTGGTTCTGGATGTCAAGGATCCTTGCCCGTTCCGTTTCAACCCCGTTTTCAAAACACATTTTCATTTTCTGTTTTTTCTTGCTCAGTCATAATCTCCCCTTTCGTTTTATGATTTTGGTTTGCAAGATACCTTTTTAAGAATGCCGGAACATCCGCACCATCCAGCATATTTTCATTTATAACCTTTTCCAATAATTCTTTGGTTTCCGGGGTTTCGGCCAGCTTGTCCAAAAGGGCCGTTGCGTTTGCTGACAATTTAACTGATTCCGTATAACCAAACATACCCTTGTTTGCGGCCGGATCGTCAACAACATCATCCGCATATAAACGGGTGATCCTTAAAAGGGCCGGCAACGGTTCACCCTGGCTGTCTTTTTTCCTGGTCCCGTCAGATTCCAGCCTGTATTCCAAATCAGCATCAAAAACAATACTGGTCCCCAGGGCATCCGGGTCCGATTCCGCCAGGTTCAAAACATAACTCCCCAGATCGCCAAAAGGTGTGTTGTATGCTGTTTCGTCAATGTGTAAATCGGCCCTTGTCACGCCTGTTTCCTTGTCACGCCTGAAATTCCAAACCCGGCCCAGGAATTTGCCCAGGGCTGACGATGACATTCCAGGGTGCCCAAACCTTGACTTGACACCGTTCTTGATTTTGTTGCCCAGGGTTTCCAACTGGTCCAAGGTGATGTCATCGACTTCCCAACCCCGCATGTCCCCGGAAATATCTGTCAGGTTGCCTTTGGTCATCACTTGCAAACCAATAATTTTACCCTTACCACCTTTATGAATTGCGGCCGGCAATACTTCCAATTTTGTCTGGAAAAATGCCTGGGCTCGTTGCATTTCAACTTTATTCTGTGTCTTTATTGATGTTGTCATTTTCATCATCCCCCTGGGATCCGTTTTTAATAATTACAATGTCATATTTTTCCTCAAGATCTTTAATTTTTCTAGCTTCCCTGGCCTTTTGTTCAATTGTTTCTTCCCAATCCTTGCCCTGGGCCGCTGATACGTCTGCAAGTGATTCAATGCCATTGTCAAGGGCTTCAACTGCCGCCTTGACTTCTTTTAAGGGGTCAACCCATTGCCATCCTGGGGGCACCCATCTGGCTTTGGTGTAATTATAGAAATTGTCATAAAAACCAGGTGCATCCAGGTCCCCTTTTAAATATGCTTCCTCCAATACCATTTCCCAGATTGGCTGGTTGAAACTGCTAGACAACCAGGCTTGCCATTGCTGAAAAACTCGCCTGGCCTCTAACAATGCCGCCCTGGCACTTGAATAATTGGTCTGGGAAAAATCCTTTGCAATCAATTCCAATGGGAATCCGATTGCCGCACCTATGGACCGGATAATCCTGACTACAAATGAATCAAATTGGGCACCCGGCCTTTGGGGCATGAAACTGGTAATTTCTTCACCTGGGCCAAGATATTCAACCATGCCCGGTTCAAAATATATTTCTTTTTGGCCCCGGCCATTGGTTTGATCGTAATTGTCGGCCATCAAGGTTGGGTTTTCACTTTTAATAAAGACACCAAAACAGGCGGCCATCAGATTGGCAACCAATTCAGCCTCAATATATTCTGATAGGTCCTTGAATAACCCCAGGACCGGGGACAATAACGGAACCCCCCTGGACTGACCCGCCCTTGTTTGTTTGTAAAAATGCATCATGGCTGGCCGGCCATTGGGCTGTTTGGCCGGAATTCTCATATAATTATTGGATCCGGTTTTCTTATAATTATAATCGTAATCCCCAGGGTGTGTATTTCTTACATGAAAAGCAATTTCCTGACCGTTTGGGCCAAGTTCAATGCCCATCCGTATATTGGAATCACTTGTTTTGTCAGGCGGGGTGTTGATTCTGTCGGCCTCTATAACGTGCAAGGCCAAGGGATATGGCCTTTGTTTGTTTTTTGTGTCGTTTGTTACAAGAACAAAAGGTTCCCCGTTTTCCAATGTCTGTTGGAAAATCAGGCTTTGCAAACCATAAAAATTCTGACGTTCCCCCGCATCCGCATAATCAACCCACTTGGCCCAGGCTATTTCCGCCTGTTCCTGGAATTTGGATTGGAAATCCGCATCATCACTTTGGAACCTTGACTGTGGTTTTATCCCGGTCCCAACAACATTTGTTGTGAATGTTAAAACAATGCCGGCCGCCAGGGCATCATTTCTGATTATATCCCTGGACCGGTCCCGCAAATCAACCAGGTCTGTCAAATTGTCATAGTCGGCCGATCCACCACCTGGGTTCCAATATGCTTGCATCCGGCCTTTTTCGGCCCCTTTGTATGATTTAAACCTTGATTTCCTTAAAATGTCCCCGGCACTCCTGGCCTGTTGCCTTTTTAGGCCGGCACCTGGGGCAAGGATTTTAATGAAACTGTCCAGGGCTCGGCCGATCTTGTTTGATAATGGGTTTTTATTTGCCACTATTGGGGCCTCCTGTATGCACCAAACAAGGTTGACCGGCCGGCCGCATTGTCAACCCGTTTCTGATAACGGGTTTCAAGATCCGCCAGATCTGTCAGATCTTGCCGGGTGTAGGTGCGGCCATTTATGGAATATGACTTGCCCTTGTCCATAATTGTATATATTGCCTCTCGGACCTTTTCCAGCATTTCTGCATCAGTATAGGTTGCCATTAATCCTGGCCCCCATTACTGACCGGTTTATTTTCAATGGATGGCTTCAATTTATTTAAAACCGCTTCCAATCTTTTCTCCACAAGGTCGGGGGGAAATTTAACCTTGTGGGTCTTCAAAATTGCTTCAAACTTTTCCCTGGCAACCGCCAGTTTTTTATCACCCTTTGATTGCAAATTGCGGCCCCATGCCTCTGCATAGTTGACCGCTGTTTCCGCCAGGTTGTCAATTAACTTTTCAACATTCAGGGCCTTGATCAAATTGATGTTTTTAATATATGAAAATAAAAGTTGTATTCCGGTCCCTGATAATGCAACAACTAATGTCCCGGCCAGGCCGGTCAAAATATCATTCCACTCCATTGGTTTCCCCCTCTGTTTTATCCGTTTTTACATAATCATAAATTTCTTTTTGGTGTTCCAGCCAGCCGGCAAGAATTTCCTTTTTGGCGGCCTGGCTGGCCCCTGTTTCATACTTTTCCAACATCTGGGCATAATCATTGGCAACATACAAGGTGCCCTGGAATCCAACCTGGATGGATTTGGATAATTCTGGCGGGATCATGCATCCCCCCAGGAAAATAAAAATTATTAAAACTTTTGTCAAATGGCCCATGTTTCACCAAAAAATAAAAACGGCAAATCAAGTGATTCAGGCACCTGAATTGCCGCTTTTGATTTCACCTGCTAGGCACCGGCCGGGGGCCTAACAGGTATTGGGTAATTTTTCCCTCTCAATTACAAAATACAATGGATCTGGCGGATGTCAATTTTTTATTATGTATTTTCTACACACTATTTGAAAATATGGGGGGTGTTTTGGTTTGGTTGGCTTTATTGCTCAAGATATTGGGGGGTCATCGGCTTCAAGTTTGCAATAAGAAATGAAAACCTGGTTGCAATCCCGGCATATATGCCGCCTGGTTGGCTTGGTTGTATGGGTTATTAATGTATCAAAACACCCGCAATATGGGCAAATTACAGGGCTGTAATTAATGACCTTTTTTTCATATGATTCTTTTGGGGCCTGGACCGGTCGGGGCTTTGCCCCTTTTTTCCTGAATCTTCGCCAAGGTTGCCCCCCTCTTTGTAATGCTGTCAACGCCTGTTCCTCCACATTCTGTTCCGGCCCTGCAAATAATTTTTGCCTTTACGGGATGACCTGGGGGAATCCTGCCTGGATGGCTTTTGATATTCCGTTCCCAATGATCTGATTGTTTGGCCCTCTGGTTGCAAATATTGAATGTTCATCATGTATGCGGCCGCCAGGGCATAAACTTCACAATCCCAATAATGGTTGTCCTTGGATCGCTGGACCCAACCATAATAATTCTTGCCCTTTTTGGTCCTGATCAATTCTTTACGTTCCGCTTGCATCTGTTTCAGATACCGTTCCGAAATATTATCATAAATGAAAAACTGGCTTTCATTGTTGTCCGGGTTGATCATGCCGGCCAGGATGTCTTTGAATATTTCAACATCAACCAACCATAATAATTGGGATGCTTTAATCTTTTTTCCTGTTACCAGGTCCCGGTCAATTTTACTGGACCGGAACATTTCACCTTTGAGATTGTCTTCACCTTTGAATGGCCTGGTCCTGGCGGCATTCATTTTGCAGAATTGGTATGTTTCATCAGCTTTCCAACCACTGTCAACCCCGGCCATCCGGACACCCAATTGCCGGGATTTGTCCTGGTCAAAATAGAATGTTTCCAGGACTTCTGTTTTGACCGCATCCCAGGATGGAACAACATTGGCCCGGATCAACCAATTAGACATGAAATGGCCCCAACCCCTGATCACATAATACCAATCATATTCATGCCGGTCAATCCCGGCCGTCAGGGCAAGCACTTCACCTGGTATGATGCCAGGCTCATATTTTCTTTTGCATGTTTCCAGTTTATATTCACTGATGTTTTCAATGGCAACCGCCCAGGGTTCTGTCACCCAACCATTGATGAAACTTTGGAGTTTGCCCAGGTCTTCACCGCATTCAACCCGTTCATATGCAAAATCAGAAAAGGTCAACCAGGGTGAATAAAATGAATTCAACCAATATCCCCGGTTCCGGCTGAATTTTGCATTTTCCAGGGTGCCATCTTTTTTGACGGTTGCCCCCTGGGGGGCCCAAACCCCTTTGGATAACATCTGAATTTTCTGGGCATCTGTGATTTGGTGCTGGCAATCATTGTTGACACAATTATATGTTGCCAGGTTCTTGTCTTTGATTTCCTGGGCCGGCACGTTATCAGGAAATGATAATTGCTCGTATTTAAACAACTGGAATTGGCCGCACTTTGGGCATGGGACCCAATATTCACAGTGATCCGATCCAATCAGGCTTTGCCATAATTCATCATAATCAAATTCAGGGGTGCCGGCCTTGATAATCTTTTTGTTATATGGAAATGTTTTGGTCCGATCCTCTGCAAGTTTTACTGATGATGCCTTTTTCCCGGCACTTTTCCGGTATTTCGGGACCTCATCCATGAACAAATACCGGATTGGATCGGCCGCCAATTGCATGTCTGACCCGGACCATGCAAACTTTATAAAACAGTTTTCCAAATCATAATGTAATTGGCTGAAATCGTCTGTCTTTTTCGGGATGTATTGCCTTAATTTGGGGCTCAATTTAAACATCGGTTGAAATCTTTTGCTGGAAATCCTCTGGGCCGCAATCTTGTCAGGATAAACAACCATTGTTGGGCCGGCATCCTGGTCCACTGAAAAGGCTGTCATTATCATTATGCCGGTTGTCTTGGCTGTCTGGGTTCCAAATACCATTGTGATCCGTTCAACGTCAGGATCCGCAAATGCATTCAATGGCCCCTCAATGTATGGGGTCCGGGCCGATTTATAACGGCCAGGCTCGGCACTTGTTTTGCCGTCAAGGTATATATTTTCATTGGCCCATTCCGTGACAGTCATATCATCCGGCATTTTCCAGGCTTTGATTTCCTGGTCTGTCCAGATCGCACGTTCATTATTTGTGAAAAGGTTTTTCATTTTTGGGCTTCACAATATAAAGAAAACCCATCAGGGAAATTGTTGTCATCAAATGGGAGTTTGCATAATTCTGGAACCATTGAAACATGCCTGGCCGCACTTGCAACAATATCAAAACCGGCATCCAATATAAATGCATGTAACTTTTCAGCATCAAACCAATTCCGGTGCCCCTCTGGATGATCCGCATTTGATGATGGGGGAACCATTGCCGGGAATGGGGCCAAGGCTTTCACCGGATCTGTGTAAATGTCGGCAAGCATTATTTCGATTTGTTCATCTGTTAAATCGTCAAGGGGCAACAACCAAAACCGCTGGATAAATTCCCGGTTGCTGATAATGCCCTGGCTTAATCTGTCAAGTTCATATTTCATGTCTGGGACTGAAACCCGCAACCACCCGCCTGGTTTCAAACATCGGAATGATTCTTTTAATACGTTCATGGCTTCTTTGTTGTCCAGGTGTTCCAAAAGAAATGTAATATATACCAGATCCAATTGGCCATCCGCCAGGGGCAATGGTTCCATTTTTGTCAGGTCTTGACTGATGTTTGGTTTTGTTTTGTACCATTCACTTGGGTTGTCAAGGGTATGCCAGCCGGCCGGTTTTCTCCACCAGGGGCCGGCCCCAATATTAAGTTTTTTAATTTCATCAATCATTGTCACACCTTTAAACCAGGTCACTAAATACACAAGGAATTAATTTATTCAAATGCACTAATATTGCATGTGTCAAATCTTTTATTTCCCATTGGGCATGTGAATTGGTTGCCCTCATTTTAAATATATGCCGCCAATTTCTGAAATTGCATGATGTCACAACCTCTGTTTTGCAAGCGTTTGGCAAATGGAATCTTGCATCCTCTGGGGATGCACCAAAGGCAATTTCTTCAAGATAGTTTTCATATGCCTGGGCTGTCTTTTCAAGAAACCGCCTGTTGC